CGGCTGAGTGGCCGCGCACCTCGCCCCCGGATAGTCGCAGTCGCTGCCGAACGGGCGCCATTCGCATTACGCGAGCGAGAACCGCACGACGCCGCATGATGCCAGTGGCCGCCGAACAAAAGGGCATACGAAGAACCATAAGTCTGCCCAAAGCTTCCTTGTCTATCGTATGTAGCCCATCCAGAACCGCCGTTAGCACACGTACATTCAGACCACTGCCATAATACGCCGCAACAATCTTCTACACCGATAAAACTTATCATCCGGTTATTTGTGGTGTCCTTGTGCCCGCCTGTAGTTACAGGGTCTGTACTTCCGGTGATATTAGTACCTTCGTTACTTCCGGCCGCCATACTTGCAAATTCATGATCAAACAAAAGACGTTTTTTAACCTGCCGCATATCATCCTGATGATTCTGATGCGGTCTTGTATTGGTGATAGTTCCACCGTATATGGAAGAGGTAAGTTTACCCCTTCCGCTCTGCAAGTAGATGTCATACGCCATATCAGTGTCGACATCGTACACCATTCCGATCGGCTCGGCATAAGGCTTAAACGAAAGGCAGAATACGGATTCAGGGAGAATATCTCCTTCCTTAAATCCAGCAAGCGGATGTTCTACAGTAAGTACATCATAATAGGTATCGGAAGAGACCGCTGTAATTTTCTTGTTATAGAAATTATAAAAACCATCTTCATCATTTGTATTATACTGCTTTAAAAGGTAGTTATTACCGGTTGATTCAGTACCCGGTGAAGCGGCTATTTTTGCCGTAAGACTATCCCCTGCATCAGCGCATAATGTCGCGAATTGCCCGATTTTGCGCGTATTATGCATCGTATAACTTCCGCTTATGTCGTTAGGATATGTCGCGTTGCAGCTTACAACAAGTTTAACACTTGCTCCATCGGGTACAAGGTACATATAGAAGTCTCTACCGTTCAGTAATCCTGTTCGTGTACTCGAAGCATCTGCCGCCTGCTTCATGCCTGCGGACAAATCATAGATCGTATCGGTATCAACATCAAACCATCGCTTTTCAGTTCTATCTCCTTCCGTAATATCGAGCCGGATATGAGTACCGGCTTTGATTTTCACGGACTTATGATTTTTGTTTGAAAAGTCAAATGTCAAAAACCGTTCTTTTCCAAATACAAAACCGAGTCCATTGGTACCGCTATTACGTGCAAGTTCCCTGTGTACTTCGTAATAACGTGCAATATCGTCTTCTTCTTTCGGCTCTGCAACTTTAGCGCGGCCACCCTCATCTCTTACGATTGCCGTAAACGCTTTTATATACGGTGTCATACAGCATTCTTTAAAAATGAGGGCATCCGTTCCGATTTTTCCAAAATCGTCATTGGTGTAGAATACTTTGCCTTTGTTCACGGTACCGGCTTTGATAAACACAAACTTATGAACAAAGGCACCAGCATTTGCAACGGTGTAACCGCTATACCTATTCCATGCACCAGTTTGTACTTCCCAAAAACCGTTTTCTTTTGTATCTTTCTGATCTTTCAAAAAAACAAGTTGCCCTGCGGACACGGGAATGCCGTCAATGGTCTTTTCACCGCCTGTAGCAACATTCACATTTTCAGTGGAAGCGGCTACCGGTAAATCGGTGATAAAACTAAACCTTGACATAATATCATTTGCATACTTATAAAGATCATTTGATGCATCTGCCAAAGCAAGAATAATCTTTGTCAAATTTTCACTTGAAGTAAAATCAACTCCGTGTACGGACAAACTTTGCCCCATCGGAATATTACTTCCCTTTACCTGCGCTGTTTCTGTGCCAAAATCAATATTGGCCGCTTTTATGGCAGCAGGTTTGTGGCTGCCGTCTTCATTATGAGCGGCAAGGAATTGATAGAATATATCAGCGAGATAGCCTGGATTGAATGTTGCTTTTTTATTCGCAGTCCACTCTTCGTTAGAAATATTGTACTTGCGCGCCGTAACATTTTTAATCAGGTCTTCCGTAATATTCGTTGCTCCGGCAGGAATAATAACTTCGGCAATCTTTACATACCCTGCATCAGAAGCCGGAGCGGATGCCGAACCGTTTGAGCCTTTCTTAACGGACACTTCAAGTTTCACACGTTTTTTTGTAGGAACCGTCCGGTTTGTCTTCGTACCGGTTGAAGGGTCATTAAACTTGCGCGACTGTGAATCGTATCTTTCTTCAACTGCGCACACCTGCACAATATCAATACGATTAAGATTGTCGTCGGCTCTTTCAAAAGAAACCGGCTCTGTAACCTCTGTTTCTGCAACACACAATTGCGTACTGCTCTTATACGCATAAATAGGCTCAATAGAAACATTAAGCCCCCCTGAACCATAAGGCTTTACCTTTCCGCCGACGATATAATCGCCGGGCGAATTAGATAAAACCGCCCTTAAAGCCGTTGCCACATTCGCAATAGAAGAATCATAACCGAATGTAAAATCGGTAGCCTTCATAATCTCATTTTCTGCTGCAATCGCTGTTTTAAAATTAGCCATACTGCTCAACTCCTTAGTTATCCATCTTGTTCTCTTGTTAATATTTCAATCGTTGAGGTAACCCCGCCCGCTTGAACTATATCCAGTAATTCCTGATAGATTTCTTTTGCTTCCTTACCGGTCGCGCCGAAAATATAGGCATTATCAAAATACGATACTTTTTCGTAATCCACGCTTTTATAATCATCGCTTCCCACAGGTGAATCAGGGGCAAGAGCCTGTTGATCGTCTGCATAGGTCATATTCTCGTAGCCGTTTAACGGCTCAATGTCGTTTGTTCCTTCCGTAAGTACAGGGCTTATGCCTTCAGTAATTTCAGAATTATCAAAATAACTTACCGTATTCTCATCACGTTCTTGTACATCCTCTTGCCCCGGTGAAAAATATGCCATCTTTGAATAGTCCGGTTGTATAATATCGTCATGTGTTCCCGGCGCAAGGCTTGCCGTTTCATCGGTATACACGCCCTCAAAAACCGCAATAAGACTGAATGTCGAAGCTGCCGTTTTTTTATTAAGCCGCGCATAATCCAAGAATGCGTAATATCCCGGCTCATACAGAAAAATAACTGTAATGCTTGAAACGGCAGTATCGGTAAAAAAGAAAACACTTTTATTTGCCCAATTTTCTGATGCAAAAGAAGCAGTATATTCATGCGCCGACCATGCGCCATAACCATCTTTTCCGCCTGTTGTATTCCAATAACGACCCTTGTTATCCGTAATCCGCACACGAATGTTTCCTTTCATAAAAAAATGCAGAAAATATGTAGCTCCGCTTTCTACATTCACACTCTGGCTGCATGTTCCTGCTGCGTTAAAAAGGACGCCGGTTGTTTCTTCAAACCGCGCCTCACGCTCATAAACGGCATCGACAAGCGCCCACGCATCCTGCTTCTCAAAATTACCGTCTGAAAGAAGATTATCTGCAAAAGGTTCCGTATTATTGACAAGGTATACATTTTGCTTGTTGTAAAATGTTTTAAATATATTCAGAATATCCCGTCTATTCCCCCAAATCCTTGCTCCATTTCTCATAAAAAGCAGCTTGTTTCTATTTTTAAATGTCTGTTCACTTTCATTTTGCAACTGTTTAATAATGGAAAATACACTAAGTGTCCTTTTAAGTTGTTCTCCACTTTGTTGGTATACGCTTTTATGTTCAGTCCACGTCTTTCGCGTTTTTTCAACGTCGTTAAAAATCGTTTCAATGGTTCCATCTTCGCTTTCTTTGTCTGCAAGCAGCGCTTTGAATAGTTTCCCGTTTTTATTGATAATCGTAGGGACAACGCTTCGGATAAAATCCCCGATTGTATTTACCGCACCCATTAGTCAGCCTCTGTCAAATTGATTTTGATAGTTCCTGTTCTCGCAATCTGATTAATTGCAGGGGTAACATTTACTTGCGGAGAAGAAATTGAAACATCTTTTACATAATTTAAAGCCATTACCTTCGTGATGATTTGTGAAAGTACAACCGGCTTTCCGATTGTCAAACCGTTTATATAGCTAGAGACTACAGAGCGTATGCCTTCGCGCGCTTCGTCCGTATCGATTGAATAGATTGATGCGTCCATTTCAATAGGTACCGGAACGGCTGTCGGTGAAAGAACACGGATGTTTATTCCCGGTGCAAGATGTCCGGGATTTTCCTCGGAGTCGTCCCCCTCTATAGCCTGTCTCACTGCTTCTATCGTTTCTTCCGTGGCTCCACCGGAACCGTCGTCAACATAAATACTCATGTTATAAATATTCTTGTATGGCGGCTTATGATTTTGCGTTGATACGCTTCTTACCGCATTGACGCTTAATGCCGCGCTTTTTATCGCGTACGAGTTCGTACCCGAAAGTCCGTTTATATAAATACGAAACCGCTCTTTGTATTCGGCATCGGTCTCTTGATCTGTACCGCCTGAAAGCGCATACGGATTGGTTACTTCAACGACATCAGCAGGAACGACAGAATCAATGGTGTTTATTACTCCGGCCGCCACATTAGAGCGGCGGCCTGCTTTATCTGCAACAATTTCAACCGCTGCCGACTCCGTACCGCCCGCAGGAAGTATGGCCGCTTCCGTAGTAGTAAACGAATACCCGCCGCCCGACACTCTTGTTCCTTTTGGAACGATCGATTGTGCAGAAAGTGCAACCGAACGCTTGAAAATAACTTTTCCGCTTGCATGAAGCCCGTTCTTTCTTTCAAAACCAAAAAGAGAATACGGAATAAGCACAAGAAGCTCATTATACCCCTGCCGGATTGCGACATACATTCTCTCTGCAATACGAGATACCGTATCAAGAATAGTGTGAACAATGCTCCCTTCGTTAAAATCCGTTATCTTATCTTGCTTTGCAATCATATTTGCCATTGCGCCCGCCATGATCTCATCGTATCTTCTGATTTTTGCCATGTTATAGTTCTCCCTTATACGAACCTGTTTCTCCGTTTATGTCCGTGTATACTACGTTAAGCCGTAACACATCGCCGTCGCCGCGGAAAGCTATTTCTTCAATTTTGCTGATACGCGGATCTGCCTTAATGGTCTGCTCTATACTTCCGGTAAGATAACTTTGAATCGCCATCGGTTCCCCGATAGAAGAACGTATGCCGTAGGCGGCAATTCGTATTCGTTTTTGCGATGCCGTCGTAAGCCGCAAAGCTATTGCTTGCGTAAGATTATTACGTCCGTTCACACTTGCAAAATCCCCGCCTGTAACGGCAAAATCTCCACCATCATCAAGCGTCATATCGACACCGTAGTTTTCCTGATTTTCCGGCGCTGCATAGATAAGATTGCCGGTATTCGATTCGTTTTCACTTAAAACGGGGATTTTAATTTTTGTTCCGGCTTCAACCTCACTTTCATTTACAATACCGTTGAAATAGGCAATCATCGTTCCGTAATTGGGATTTCCCAATAAATCGTTCGCAAGTTTGTCAAACGTATCCGTACTTTTCCATGTATGGTAGTGAAAATCATAGACGGTAATAGATATATCGTTTCCGTCTTTTGCAACATATACGACCGTCTGCGCATTCGTCTGTTTTTCTTTCCCTAAAGCCGCAATCGTGCAGGCTTTTTCTTCAAGCTGCGAAAGATAATCAGTCAGTACATCGCTTTTATCAATTTCCGTAATCTGTTCATCAGTCATTATGTACCCCCGAACCACAAAGCATAGAGCGTCAAATCCTCCGTAATCGGCGTAGAAAAATCGAACTCGTTATAGTGATCAGCCGTTTTTGTGCGCCACATTTCAAATACGTATTTCTCTTTTGTCGGTATCTCTGGGAACACTACTTTTTTTCCATAAGGCACCGTTTGTGCGGCAATTTTACTTCCGCCTGCAGTATCGAAAGAAACCGTATACTGTGATTCAGTCCATTTGGCATAAAGAGTGATATTAGCGTTTATTACGGCCGTCGCAAAACGGAATTGATTTGTTCCTGCTGGGTCGGTAGCCCAATACACAAAGTCGAACCCTTCTTTTACCGGTTTTTCAGGCTCTATAGCATGACCGCCTATCGGAACCCGCTGCGGTTCAACCGCACTTCCGCCCATTGAGTTAAATAAAACCGTATTGGCAATCTGAACATAACACGCGTAAAGCGTTATGTTATCAGTTACCGGCGCGGAGAAGTCGTATTTTTCCGTTAATGCCTTGTCGGTGCACCAATACACAAATGTGTAATTTTCTTTTTTAGGAGTTATCGGATAAACGGCAAGAGCGCCTATGATGACTACTTGAGTTGCTACCGCACTGCCGCCTGCAGTATTAAAAATCACGTTACAGGTACGTTTCCATGCGGCATAAAGTGTTATATTCTCCGTAATGGCCGTATCAAAATTAAACTCGATCGTACACTCATAATCGATACACCATTTATTAAAAATATAGCCGTTTCTTGTCGGCGGTGTGGGAGCGGTTGTTTTCTCTCCTACCGTAACTTCCTGCGGAATTACCAAAGAACCGTTTTTTGAGTTATAAGTAATCGTTGCAACTTCAAGTACCCATTTCGCATAGAGTGTAATATTTGCCGTAACTTCTGTTGCAAAGTCATATTCGGCCGTGTATGTGCTATCCTTATACCACCCGCCAAAACGGTACTTTTTTCGCACAGGGTCTGCGGGCTTTTCCGCTGCTTTACTGTATTTGACGTGCTGGGTAGGAATACCGGAGCCATCTCCGGTAGAAAACCGTACCGTAAAAACATCGGTGTTTTGGGAAGTACTCGACTTGCTACTTGCTCCGCCGTTTCCTCGTGCAATTCCTATAAAAGTACTGCAAGCAGCAAGGACATTTTTTGTCGAATTGTAAAAACTGTTATTATCACCGCCTAAAATGCGGCTTACGGTATCATGTCTCGTACCTACACCAAGCATAACGGCAACAGTGGTATTTTTTCTATTCTTCATCCGTTCATAGCTTTTCATTGCATGAGAGACAGCGGTTGCTGTCTGATTAAGAGCCGCTGTAGATGCTTCAGTCAAATCCATTACAGACGCGATATTGTCCATAACGCCCTGTATACCATCTACTGCTTTTGCCATACTGTCCAGCTTGCCGGCTGCACGATCCTTCTTTTCTTCAACGCCGATCATCTCAAGCGTGTAGTTATAGGTCTTGGGCTTTGACTTATCTCGCTTTATCTTTAAATCCTTAATAAATACGCGCCAATAGTTACGCGTTGCTGTTCCCGATGCAATTTGTAATACGCTCATCTTTGACAGGTCATAAAGGTATATCTTTCGTTTACTGACAGTACCGGTTGAATTTCTGAAAAAACCTTCTAAAACCTTACCATCTGCCCAATTCTGAATAATTTTCTGCAAGGTAAATATTTCTTTTGTTCCCGTAAGATACAGTGGCGACTTTTCCACACCGCGGTAAATGAACTTTTTATCCTCGTTAATCGTGGAGCCGGAGAGGGTAATTTTGTATGTGTCGTTCCCGTAATCGTCGAATACGGAGCCGCCGAATGTCTTTGTTTCGGTGATACGCTGCGGAAAAATAAATTCTTCGCTTTCAGGTGGTACCGAAAAAGTAAACACTTCCTTTACTTCCGTACCATCCAAAAACTCAAGCATATACGCTTTCCGCCATTTCAAAAGCCCTATAGACCCCATCGTTTCCCCCACTGCTCCTACACCATTGCTCCGGTTCCAACACTGCCTGCAAGCGGCGGCAAACCCTGTACCGTAATAATGCCGCTTTGAAGATATGCTGTAATTGATGCGGCGATCGTCTCCGCTAAAACAGAATCTCCGCCCTCGCTTATCGTCTCCATCGCGCTACACGCGCCGTTTACCGCCGCAATAATCGGTGCACTCACACCCGTAAACTTTCCTTGCCCGCTACCTGCAAGCGGAACCGAAACACCCGCAGGCGTTACTGCCGCCCCGGTAATCATCGTTTTAATCTGCCCTGCGTTTGTCATCGCATCCATACCGGCGGCAAGCTGCGCCGCCAATACCGCATTTCCCCCTGCACTCATTGTCGCCATCGACTTACACGCAGCAAGTAAAACTCCTTCAAGGATCGCGGCATTCACTGTCATAGTACCGGTTCCGGCTCCCGTAAAAGCTCCTACCGGAACTGCGCCTGCGTCTACCGTTGTAATGTTCCCCATTTTTATATAATTTGCGACGGCTTCGCTTACCTTTTTTGCGAATGCCGAATCATCGCCGTCTTTCATACTTTGAAACGCCTTAACGAGATTCTCCTTGAGCGCAGCCTGATTCAAACTCATTTGAACACTTGCCCCCATTTCGTTTTAAGTACTTGAATATTTGCGATAAAATCAGGGGCTGCCGTATGACTTGCCGGGCTTCCCACTGTCTTTAATTGCGCAAGATACCCTAAAAGGTCATTAATCATAGCTCCTAAAGTCGCGATACTGTTACCGACTTCAACTGTTCCTTGTTTGGAGGATTTAAGCGAGATATCGCTTTCCGTTTCATAGTTAAAGCCCTTCTTGTCTTTGAGCGTAATTTTTTTGTCGGTTACAATGTCCACGCCATCGTCTTTTGTTACTTTTATCACCGTGCCGTGTATAGTAACTGTTACCTTTTCATCTCCGTCGCTTTCTTGGTCAACCTCGACGGAAATAGTCGGCTCTTTTACTTTGTTATAGATTTTCTTTGTGCCGGTACGATAATCACTGGTAGAGTGCCAACCAGAGTTATCAACTTTTTCATGGGTATTTGCCGCGTCTTCGCCTTTCTGCTTAAAGTCCGCATGTACCGCTTCCTGTCGCGTAAAGCCTGAACATAGAGCAAAGGCGCTTCCGTATTCGCCGGTCGGCATAAGACAGAAAACATAGGTATCAACCGGCGGTAAGTGCCGCTCCCCGGTAAGGTGTTTACCGTCTTCAACCGTTACCCATTCTGCCGAAGCAACGCGGATACCGGTCAAGACAATTCCCATATCCGTAAGCACGTGTACGGTGCAGTCTTCAGGATGCACTTCCTTTACAACACCCCAAAAGCCGTACCGTTTATCATACGGCGTTGAATTATGAAAAGGATTGCCCCCTTCTGCCTTTTGTTTTCGTGTTAAGGAAATATTCATTAGTTTTTCTCCTCAAACGCCACGATTTTGTCAGTTATCCCCTCGTATTTGGAAAAAACACCGTTGGTATATATGCCGCCGCGCGATACGCTGATATTTATCTCTCCGCCTGCTCCATAATTCCAGCTATGTGTAACGCCTTCAACATAAAATTGACCTTTCAAAAAACTCACAATATCGCCCGGCATCGGAGGTTCCTTACCCATGTCGGTAAGTGGCATGGTAATATTCCCACTCAGCATATCCGGCAGATGTTCATACCAGTTTTTCAGCTTTTCACTCATCGCTTTCACAGCGTTGGTCGTACTATCGTCCGTTTCGCCGTCTTTCGTACCATACCCGATAAAATGAGCCATTAACGGCCGGTAGCCGTATATTCTAAATTTGTCCGAGTGCTGTAGCGAATTATCTATCGCTTCATCTTTTATCGTTGAAAGGCGCAGCGCTTTTTCTTCTGCGATCGGATAGCCGTCCAAATAGGCGTAAAACACGGTGTATACTTCGCTATCGCTCTGCGTAACCTCAAAGCTCTTCACAAAACGCTTGTCAATCTCAATCGGTGTAATACCACTCCATTTATCCGCATCAAACGGGCATTGGCGGATTTTTACCTTCATTTTACCGTCTTCTATACACGGAAGTTTTTCATAAATCGGCTCCGGAATGAGCTTATCTACCAGACTGAAAAAATCCTGCGTTCGCTCTCCGTCAAATACGCACCCCAGCGGATAGTGAAACGTTGAATCGTCAAATAGAAAAAACGATGTGCCAGCTCCCATGATGTCATTGATGTATTCTGCAATTTTCGGTGTTCCAAGCTGGCTTGAAATTTCCAAAAAGCACTTCCAAATATTCTGTACGATATCGCTTACCGGCTTGTCGGCACCCGCGTTATCGAGCGTCAGCGCAGTTCTCAGTGACTCTTGGGTTTTATACTGTTTGGTGAGGGCGCACGCAGAGGTGTCAAGATTGATGTAAAAGAGTGATAAAAGCCCTGTTGCGGCAATGCCGCTGATAGAAAGACGTCTGATTGCCCCGCTTTCGTTCACCTGCGTTATATACTTTTTTGTCTTTATCACTCCGACAAAGACAACACGACCAAATTCGGATATCTCCACAATATCCATAGTATGTACATTGTCAAAAATCCTCGACTTTCCCGCTGCATCCGCTTCAGGAAAGAAGGTAAGACTGAACGATCCCGCTAAATTGTTACGGGAATACGAAAAACTGTATGATTGTAGTACCCGCTCTCCCGTATCGCTGAAATTGTAGGTATGGAGGATTTTGTTTTTGAAGGTATTTAAGCTTGGATAAATCCTCACGTCCGGTCTAAAACTTTGATAAATGATATTTGTACCGTTCATAGCAACCCCGCTTTTGCCCTTGTAGAAATAAAAAAAAGCAGCCTAAAGCTCCTTAAAGGACAATACCGCCCTTTAAAGTGTTCAAGCTGCCTTTTTAAAGTGCAAACCGGATACTTCTTGTTTACGATTTATTGACTGTATAATTCTTGTTTATATATTACACCGAAAAGCTACTTACGGTCAATTATGGAATACTGAAAAGTATGCATGAGAAAAATTCAACATGCGTATAAGGTGTACCGATATATACAATATGTGCTATACACCGGTAAAATATGAACTTCTTTGGGTAAATGAATATGCTATCCGTATAGATCTCCATGTATTCGATAATGCAGGACGTGATATACTTTGTATAACCATTCAGTATGATGATTTTTTTAATGAAAATCGGTATTTGTTTTCCGAGTATGACAGCGCAAAGGATGCCCATAAAGATTTTTGCGAATACATCAAAGAAAGAATGGAATGCTATGATGACTGCCCTGATGCCGACTTTGAAAAAGTGAGGGGATATAAAACGGTTTACAGAAAAGCGTGCTCCGAATGTAAAGCAATCATAACGGATATGTGGGAGGAAGAACACGATAAATTTTCGGTTCCATTACTTTCGCAATTCTGCTATCTCCAGCGCGGCACAAGTCTCCAAAGAATATACGAATATTGCCATGAAGAAAAACCCATAAAAGTTGCTCCGGGCTGTTATGCGGTAGATCCTTTCAGTTTTTTACCTTTTGGTGAAAATATTAGTTTACGTGTATCGATGGGAGAAATACACTTATTACTTGGGTTCGATAATGAAAATACTTTACAGTCTGTAAAATTGATTGTTGCCGATATAACCGAAGAGGTATTAGATAGATTTGAAGAAGACTTAAAGCTGTTTCCTCAATATTTAACAACGATAAATCTAATACATTCTAAAACGTGGTTTAGTCAGCCGAACGCCGGATTAAATAAGCGAGCAGAGATACTGATGCTGCATGGTAAAGAATTTGAAAAGAGCGGGTATCAGTCTTATAAAATTACCGCCACTATTAACGCAAAAACAGATCGCGGTTTTATGATGCTTGAAATCGAGTACAAATCGTAACTAAGTCTACAGAGATAGTATCTCCAATTAGAGGGCGGCAGTCAATTACTAAGTCTCATACACTCTAAAAGTACATCTGTACAAGCCGTCAGAATCACGGAAACAGTGGAAGTCGCCTTTTGTAATTACATTCATGCCGATTAAAATATCACAATCCATATTATGCTCTGAAATTAAAACCTGAACATTCTTTAATACACAATCATCATAAAAGTTAATATCTATGTTGCTTGTAATCGTCTTTTCTTCGCCAGTCGGCGTACAATTCATAACTTGTCCGGTTTCATCCGCTTTTAATGTTTCAAACAGATCTCTCGTAATTATGGTACTATTTGCCCCTGTGTCGAGTACCGCGACACACTCTTTTGTGATTTCTTTTCCGCTTGCCCTAGCCTTAACTGTTGTTACCCACTCTTTCGGCGCAACCGAACTTGTCATTTGTACGCATTTCATGCCTTATTTGTCGGCAGGAAAAGTAAGCTATATTAATTTTTTGTCTTGCAATTTACGGTATTTGTCAGAATCTTCGAGAACAACAAGGAGGCAACCGCTCTTTTCAAAAGTTCGTATACCATGTTTTCGTAGCACTTCAATGTTCTTCGGGTCTACAATGTAGTAGCTTCTGTTATAACCGCTTCTATGTCGTCTTAGTTCTTTCATACTCACACCCCCTCAAAACAAAATAATACAATTTCTTATAAAGTAATATACCATTGTGGAAATTTTTATGCTATACTTGAGTCGATAGGGGTATACTATGAAAAAATTATTTTTAGTATTCTTTTTATTTGCAAATGTCTTTATTTCCGTGTACGGTGAGTTGCCGGATTTCTCGTATGGAAACATTCCTTACGGTGAAACCTATCAGAATGTTTTAAAAATGTTTGAAGGTGAAAAAGTAAAAATCTATAAAAGAGAATGGAATGAGAGTAATTATTATTTAGATTTTATTGCTGAATATGACTTATCGTTATTAGGAAATGGTGTTTCAAAGTATGAAGATTTTAATGGTGATAAAGCGTGTTGCTTTAAATATCCTGTAGTAAAAACCATTTGCATAGAATCCAAAGAATGGAAAAATTGCTCTAGCATTTATTTCACATTTGTTTGTACTTATGGGCAAGATGATTATTCATTAATGATGGTAAAGAAAAACAACAATGTTCCAGAAGGGCTTGCAGCAGAAAAACTAGATGAATATTATGTACAGATTAGGGATAAGATTGATAAACGCATAGCAATCAAATCTTTAGAATTTGCTGCAAACTGGAAAGAGAAAGCTTATGGATTATATGATTACCAATATTATAAAGGTTTAGGTGCAAAATGGAAAAATGAGAGAGAAACCGTATATTTTATCGCTGCTGCTTTAACAAATACGTATATGGCTGGAATTTGTGATAATGATTTAGTCCTCATCAGTAATGAACAAGAAAGAAAATTCTTAAAATCGTGTGCCGCTTGTATAAAAGACCGAGAGACACAAAAAGACAAAAAATTAAAAGAAGCGGCTGATAATTTCTCTTTTTAATCTAAAGTTTCCCGACGTAGTGGGCGTCGAGGCTGGTAGGTTAAAGCTGCTAATGGTTAGTCTTCCCTTATATAAAAGGTGGCATTTGCCAAAAGATTCTTAAACATCTTTTCCAAAGCTGCGGTATATTCATCTATATTTCCGCTATTATAGACTTTCTGCATTTCCGGTGTATCATGTGCTCTAAGCATACTCATCATTTCATGCGTATCGATTTTCCTGTCATCTGTTACTGCCCAATTCACAAATCTTTTCTTTAATAAGGTATCGCGTTCATCGTTGCCGCCGATTTTTATTGTTTTTCTTCCGTCAAATCGAACGCCTTGCTTATTTATAAGATTTTCATAGGTAGTACCGCCTTGTCCCGGCTGTAAACCTCCTTTTTGTACAAGTCTTTTTAAATCTTTATCGTTCAGAACTTGATCAACAGCAGTTGCCTCATTACCTTTAATTACCTCTACCGTATTTCCGTAATGAAGAGGATTGCTAGCGCCGCCTCTTCCTATGGATATACCGCTAAGATAGTCCGTTCCTTCCCAAAACTTTGATTTTGCCATCAGTGCAACACTGGCTTCTATATTCGTTATCGCATTCTGCCGTTTTGTATCATCGGATTGATACGCAGCATCTTTCTTCATCGATTCAATGTTCTTTTGAAAGGTTTCTGCCGTCATTTTACCATCTTGGAGTTCTTGAAACATATTATAAACATCCCTCGCTCCATGATAATTCAGTTTAAAAATATCTTTAAACCGCTCAATCTGTCCAGTAACATTGCCCTTACCTTCAAGAGCTTGTACTGATTTTGCTATTTCGGTGAACATTTCAGGATTATTACCTTGCTCCATTAGAAGCATGGTATCAACGTATGTACCAGTAGCCCCTCCGTGTATCAGTTTATTCCGCTCTTTAATTGATTTACCATCAAGAACACCGTTTGCAGCGGTTGCTACAATCATATCACTTGTACTTTGTAATCCCGTAGCGCCTGAAATTGCCGAATCCATTTGCCGTAATCGGCTTGCGCCCTGAGCGCCTTGCCACAGTGGATTATTATTAGAAAGACGTGCAAACATTGCCATTGTTTTTGACACATCTGCAACGCTTTTTACATAGCCGCCTGCAATACCTTCTTCAATAACGCCTTGTAATGCCATTAAAAATTCTTTATCCTGCGCTTTTGTCATTCCCGCAGCTTGCCGCGCTTGGCTTGCATAGCCTAAAACATCGCTTCTATCACCGTAGCGTAACGCCGTTCCTAAAAAGTTTTGAACCGTTGCGGCATCTACACCGGTTGCATTCACTCTTGCTGCGACATCGCTTGCCTGCTTTAATGCAAGCTCGCTAGTACCCGCCCCATACTGCGACATCTGAGTCGCAATATCGGCAATATCATACGCCGACATATTCGTACCTTCCGCATACTTTGCCGCTTTTTCAAGTAATTGAGAAGTTCTATTGGCATTGTCTTCCCATGTGCCTCCTTGCGCATAACGCCTATTCAGTGCGCCGGTATGGACAAGACTTCTTTCGTATGCAGAGCCTTCCGCTATATCAGCTCTTTTGTCTCCGGCGAGGATATTTCCAATAGTGCCAAGAATACTAAGAACGCCGCCTGTTACCATGAGCGGTACGCCAGCCGGAGTTGCACCAAGTGTCATACCTGCACCAAATACTGAGCCTCCTAAGTTTTGTGCAATATTTGATCCGCCTTCAAGTACCCCGACATCTGCACCCAAATAATCGCCGTTTGCCATTGCGGTACGTCGATTGAATCCAATACCGGCTATTTGCTGCGCATATCCTAAACCTTGCGTAAAGTATCTGGAAAGGCCGTATCTTTTTATTGCGTCCATTGCGCCGCTTTCATCGGTTTTCTGCTCACTTAATTTTTTTTCATGCTCAAGCCGCTGTTTTTCCTGTTCTACATTGTTCAGTGCAGCAGAAATAGTATAGGCTTCTCTTGACTGTCCTTTTTCCGTCGCTTCTTCAAGTTGGTGAGTAAGCTCATCGATTGTCTTTGTCAAAAGCTCAAGGCGCATATCAAGTTTGCTTGCGTTCATCCCGCCGTAAGAGGCGCCCCCCATATTCCCGCTAAATGCACCGCCTTGTATGTTTAACCCGTCAGGCTTCAACTGGCGGGCGGTATCAATTTGATGTGTAATTTGCGCAGCCGTGCTGTAATCGCCGTTTTTCTGCGCTTCGTTCAGTTTTCCAAATGCGCTGATTGTATCATCTACAGAGTCTTTTACGGCTCGCATTTCGCCTACAAGTTGTGAGCCATCTCCGCTAAGTCTGATAGTGTTCATATCTTACTGCCTTTTCTTAAGATTAAAAAGTCCGTTTTCGATCTGATGATTTACTGAAAACGGACTGTGCGTTATTCTGAATTAAGCAAATCCTCGTCCGTATATCCTAAGTCTTTCAGAATATCGGATGACGCCTCTTTTCCTTTTTCCATTGTTTGCTGCATATAGCCGCTTAAAATGCTTTCTTCGGTGTACGTATTTGCAAAATTAAAGAACAGTTCAAGAAAATCATCGTCAATCTCGGTGAGCGGAACCGGCAACGTCCGAAAATAAACCATCCCCCACAGCTTCAGGAACGTCCGCCTGCTCAGCAGCTGTTCTATCGGCGTCTGCCTCATTTTTTGTAAAGAGAGTTTGCACTTTACTACGAAAAGACCATGCCTTCACGTAAACTTCGTCAATAAAGTTTGCATCCGGCATATCCCCCCATGTAAAGTTTTTGTTTTTCTTTAAGTTGTTAAACCAAGCCTCGCCGCTTTCAATTACGACATCCAAATACGCCACTTTTTGAAGTGCAAAGTTGGCAGCTTCATCAAAGTTCATCGCAGGAATTCCCCCGCGCATGTATGCTACACGTCGGTCAACCGCAATTAAATCTTTTTGCTTCGGCAACTTCACCACAAACTTTCCGCGTGATGTTTCAATCGTTTCCTTTACGGTTTTTCCGTTCAACAGGGAATAAAAGATGTCTTCTTGTTTTGCCTCATCAAAGACTTCTTGCTGTTCAATTTCATCTGTAAGTTCCATTGTAATACCTCTTGTTTAAGAATGATTTTGATTGTTAGGCGTACAACGTGCCGCCTAACGCCGTCATAGCCTGCTTATTCAGTTGTATACAGGTCGGTCGTTCCCCAATCCGTACCGTTTTCAAATCCGATGGATTCAAACGAACAGTTTGCCATAACATATCCCTTACCCTGTGCCGACTCATCGTAACTCGTCAAAATCGCCCACGTTGTGGAGCAAATAATGGTCTTGTTCCGCTTGTCATACAATTCGAGATACGGAATTTTAATAACCTTTTCGCTGTCAACGATTGCGCTTGTTGTCGGAGCAAGGTTCTTGGTAGAAAGATCACTGCCGTCAATGCTAATGCCTTTCTTAGGGATAAATCCGCGGAAAGACGTTGAAACGCTCACCCCCGTAGGATCGATACTGACCGGCAAAAAATGTCCTAACACTTCGGCTTTCTGTGTCTGCACCTGTACTCGAATTGAATAATCCTGCGAAAATCCGATAATCTGAGCGTCGGCCGCTGAATTACCGGCACGCACGAAACAGTCTTTTCCTTGAATAATGCGATCGCCCTTTAAACTGTAATCTGCCATTTTTTCACCCCCTTATACTTCCACAGTCGACCGGTAAACTTTGTTTGTCGCGGTAATAAATACAAAGTTATTCGGCGCTCTAACAAATCTGTCAAAGGTCAAATACGTTTTATCCCCGTCAAACCGTACTTTTGCATTTTGAACAAGTTCGCCGCTATCGCTTTTTGTCAAAAGCTGCTCAGCATACCATGACCGTGCTTTGTCATTAAGCGTCGCGATAATGGAGCTTTCGCTCGGTTCATCATTTGTACCGGTACGCGGATTAAAGGCTTTGCGCAAATCCCTATCCATGTACAGCACTGAACGAATCATACAGCGTTCGTTGAGGACAAGCGAATCACCTTGATAGGTAGTCATAGCGCGAATACAGACAAGCTCACCTTCATCGTTTTCACCGAACGGAGTAATGCCGCCTACAATCATTTTGTTCAGCTCACCGTCGGTATATTTTTTGTCGAATGAATTGACCTTTATTGCCTTGTTGGTAAGCGGATTGGAAACGCCTAATGCGCTTTCAATACCGGCGCATTTACAGGCAAGCAGTGCGGGGCTGATGTCTTCGGCAGCTCCGGTCAACGGGTTATTTGCGTTTGCACCGGTCATAACAAGAGAGACAAGCTCACTGTTAAAGCCCCGTGCTGCAGCAAGCGCGGCATCGAGGCTGGTGTTTTTTGCTGTACCAAACCAGCACGTCCGCTCTTTCTTCTTGCTGACTGTACTCATGCTTACGCAATGGTCGGCGATAAGATTGTGAATATCGCTATCGGTTGCGGCCGTTGCAATAATCTGAATATCGTACTTTTCCAGCTCATCAATCGCATCGCTCCAATCCGAAATCGTAGAAGTTCCTGCCGTCGCTCCTGAAAAATACACATACCCCGTATTATTTTCTGGAACAAGACGTGAGTTTCCAACAAGCGATACGCTTTCGATATATGCCACATTTTCCAATGCGGCAATAAGAGCTTGTAAATCGCTATTGAACGTTGCAGCCGTTGTCTTTACGCTTATATCGGTTACATGGTCAAGCTCACTCGATGCCGTGTTTGGTGTAGTATCGAGTAATACCGCCGAATAAACGCCGGTATCATTGATTCGTGAAACAACCTCTTCGATCGTTTCGCATTCTTCCCATGTGATAGTAAGACAGTCGGCTGCAATGTCGCTTGTCAGCGTTAATCCTGTTGCGTTGATGGTACAGGTTGCATTTGTTCCCGTTCCCGTATACAACACGGAAAAAGATTTTTTTGCAATGTTATCAATTACAGTCTCATTGCCTTTAAAGTTTACCAGAACTTTCTTACCCGTCGTCCCGTCTTTCAGCCACAGTTTAAGCTGGTTTGTATGAACGCCGTAATCAGCACTCTTTACATTCAAAATAGACTCACTACCTTTTTTTAGTGTGAGTGCCGATTGAGTACCGGCATTAACGCGCATACAGAAAACCTGCTGCGGTACAAACGTATTTGAGCCGTTTAATGCGTGAAGAACACCGTCAAGCAAAGATCCGCTTACAAGCAGCTGTTTTGCTTCCGCTTTATCGGAGACACTGTGCAGCGTCAACGGTTTACCGCCCATCGACGTGCCGATGATACACAGTTTTCCTGTAGAAACACCCGTTCCGCCGCCCGTTACATCACGCCGTGAATAATTACCCGGTATGTAATGCTCGCTGGACTGTCCGGCACTATTGAATTTTGCTGGTGAAACACCCATAGTTCATTCCTCCTTTATTTTACTTTGCGATTAAGGACATTCTTAACGATTTCCTTCCATTCCGCTTTCAGATGGATTTCTGCCGCATATTTGCTGCGGAGAATTGCGATAATCCCGCGTTTTTGCGGTTCCAACTGCAAAAAACGCTCCAAACCGATTGCAACCTCTTTTTCAGTTACTTCGGTCTTTTCCGTTTCAGCTTTTGACATGATTGAGTACCTCCGTTACTATTTCGTTTGTTACTTCTGTAAGCTCTGTATTGAGTACAATCTGTTCAACGCAATAATTGACGTCAAACGAAATATGCGCCCCGTTCAAAGCGACATCAAAATCAAAGTTATAATTATTGCTCCTCTGTCCGACGATTGTATTATCAAAGAGTGCCGGATCAAAAAAGCCGTATTTATCTTCAAGAATAATAGGAAGAGAACTTGCTGTGAAAAGGCGTAAGTGTTCATAGATCTCATTTTTGAGTTGTGCATTTTCTGCCCATATCTCAAAATTGATGGTGTCTTTCCGCCGTGTGCGTACCGAAAAACCATAGCAATAATCCTGTTTCTCGATTGTCGCACGGATTGCAGCAAGCGTCTGTTCGTCTACAACGGTACAAAGCCCGGGAACATCCCGTGTCTTTTCAACGCCTTTTTTGTTTGTGTAGGTTTCTGTTGTTTTGATGATTTCTTGCAGATCGCTTTCGCTTATCCCAATTCCTTCTATATTATTTGGCGCAAGGTCGTCAAATTCGTGAGGCTTTCTGTCCTCACTTGTCGTTACAACGACGCAGGGAAAAGAATCGGAAGCATTTTTACCTTCATGCATGTATAATTCTGCAAATGGGTGTTCGGTCGTTACTGATATATGAAAGTTTTTGTAGGTGTTTTCAAGCTGGAGTGCTTCAAAATAATCACGAACAATAGCAACGATAGCCTGTTCAAGAATAAGACCTCTGTTTAAATAACACATCATCTTTTACACCCCGTAAAAACAAAAAAAAACAGCTCAAGAACGCATATATTCTGCGCTCTCCCCGCTGCCTTTTTGAAGTGCAAACGATGATCGACGCTCAAGTGAGTTAAGCAATGATTTTCTTTATAATAAATCCTTACAGCTCTCGTGTCAATGTAACGTCTAAAGCCCCAGTTCCTGTTCTAACCCTTCCTGTATTAAATCATTAACCTCTTCTCGTAATGATTTTTCGATAGCCTCTGTAACATGGTTCGGAGGAATCGCCTTACGAATCCAAGGAGCCTTGCTATCTGCGGAAATAACCCGAAAAGTAAAATACGTGCTTTTCGAATTAGCCAGCATACGTACCATACCTACCGCATTACTTGAAACTCCTTCATCACCGGCCGCATCCAGTATATCATCAAATGTAACTCTATCACCCCATGTATAGCCCGCACGTTGGATATCTTCTCCATGCCAGTTCTTTTCAATATGAATCTCACCGGTCTGTGTACTTTTTTTAAACGACTTTTTCTTTATTAAGGCATACAACGATTGGGACATTGTGTTACTAAAATGCGCCCGCGCTCCGCCTGATCTATTCGGGGTTCCCCATTGAAACGGAATAATAAGAAACGGGTTACCTTTTTTGCTTACGCGGCTTTTTTTACCTTTTATCCAGTTCGGCACTTCCTTCATTCTTATTTCAGGGCTGCCTTGTTCAATCCGATCCATATACGGCGAATCGGTTTCGATACTCACATCAAAATCACCTATTCGGTGTATTTTAATAGAACGCATAAGATTAGGGTTCGGACTTCTTATATCAGCTGCTCCCGCAATACTGCCCCCCATTGCCCAATTTTGCCACGACTTTTGAATTAACTTAGCTGCCATATCAAAAGCCGTTTTCGTTCTTGGCATAATCTGCCCGCCGTTTGAGCCTAAAAAACCGGCAAAAGCAGATTGAAGCTGTATAAGCGTATCATCTGACAGTGTTACATCTACCTTTATCATTCTCAAATCCTCTTATTTCCCTTTCGATACTTTCATTATGCGTACACAAATATATTACAAAGATGGTCGTAAGCAGTGGAAGTATTACTGCACCCAGCGAAATTCACTTGCCGCGCTCAAACCAAATAGAAAACATCTGCCCTAGATGCGGCAAGTCAATTACCAAAGAAGATAATATTTCTAATCAATCGGAAACTCCTGTGAAACGATAAGATTCGTAATAAGTTCAGGTCTGTCATCTTTTCCGATTACAACTTCCGGATTATAAACCCTTACTACGGTATAGCCGTTTTCATTCAAGATTTTCTCGATTTTTGCAGCGTTTTCTTCTGCCGCTTTCTTGAACTTCATGTAATTTTCAAAATCTGCCTGTGTCATTGTATACCCCCATATTTGCAATTTCTATTTCTATCCGCATTGCTTTTGCAGTGCTTCAGCTACAATGCTGCGTATTGACTGTTCTTTACTGTGTAAGGTTGTAAGAATGTCTGTTATGGATTTTTGTATGGTCAGGAACCGCTCCATAAGGCTTTGCTTTGTCTCAACTCCGCCAAGAAAAATATCCATTTCACCCTCGGCAGAATGTTTCAAGCCTGCTCCTAAGTTTTTCATACGTGATGCAAAAGCCTTCTCGCCCTCATCATGAATAAGCTTTGCAAGTTTTCCGGTAATCTCATCAGGTTTGGACTCTCCGAAAAGCGTTCCCTGCGCAAGATATGTTTCAACATTCGGATATATCTCATGATTTTTAGCAACGCTTACTGCAATATCAACCGCTTCATTGAGTTCTTTATTGAATGAATACTCTTTGCCCGTTCCTTTGTTTTCGACAAGCGGCAAAATCGCCCGCACTAACTTTTGCCGAATACGTTTACCACCTGCGCTGTCGAGCCTTCGGATATTGTCCTCATTCAAAATAGTGCCGACAAGTACGGTTTCCGTGAAGTCTTTCCCCGTATCATTGAGCGTACCGTCCGATTTAAGGTATTGAGCTTTTTCATTATCTCCAATGATACCCGCATCAATCAGCTTTGCAACAAAATACTGACACCCTTTCGCATCTGCATAGAGTTCTCCCATCGTTTCATACGCTGATAGCTGTGAAGCGATGGACTGTATTTTTCCTTCATTCAGTGTTTTAGTAATCTTGACCGCTTTCTCCACATTACTCATCGTCTTTTTGGTATCGCGGTTGAACTGCGCAAATTCTTCGGTTGTATACTCACCTTCGTGTTCTGCATCCATTTCGAGAATAAGGCGCGGATGCTTAAAATCGCTAAGATCGCTTTCTTCCAGTCCGTATTCATCTATCAGCTCTTGTAAGTCTTCCAGATAAGCCGTATCGGTACCGTTTTTAGCAGCAAGTTTGGAAGACATTGTGCGGTTGTTTCCGCTTATGACAATGCCGTCTTTTGTAACGATAGGCGGCGATTCAAGGGCAAGCGAATTAAAGTTTGCAGCTATCTTTCTTACGCTTTCTTGTGCGTCTTTATCATTTTGATAATCACGGTCGTTTACGGTTTTACCGTCTTTCGATGTTGGGAATCCTTTGGTCGGTGAGTAGGTGTTTTCGTCATGGCTTGCCGCCGGCGCATCTGATTCCACCAGCTTGTAACGACATTTAATTTTTGTACCGTTCGGAAGCGTTACTGTTTTTTTATTCCCTGTAACACTGTGAGCACTTTCATATTTTTTGCGAATCTGCTGTATTTCGCTTGATCTTTTGCCCGATTGTGGTACACTTGTAGTAGAGGTTGCAGGGAGAGTCTCCCCTGTGTTATTGTCGGTAGAGCGTATAAACTTATCGCTTCCTTTTGTTAATTCATAGCTTGTTACAATCCATGTTTTTTTATTGCCAAACCATTCTTTTTTTAGACCGATTCTAAATGCATCTGTTTTAATACCTGTTCTGCCTGTTTTCTCGGTAATAAATTCGCCATTCTTTATTACTTCCCCAATCTTCTTAGCAGCATCCATACCGTGCTTGTCGATAATATGAGCAAGACCATACCCTTCGTGTTTGTCTGCATTGGTAACCTTGCCCCAAACGACGTCAATATCGCCGATTTCAGGGCGGTTAAATGCTCCGCGTACCTGCCCGCCTTTTTGCTTGACGATAAAGTCAACTGCCTTTTGCCCCTTACCTTTGTACTCTGGGTAATCTTTTTCAGGATAGGTATCATTACCATTTTTATCAGCTCCGTCTTTTTTATATTCCTCAAATATCCTTGCCGCCTCTGCTTCAAATTCATGTTTCAACTTCTCATTGAACTCCCTTGCCTTTTTCTTTTCAGAAGCGGGCAATTTCTTAAACATATCTGTTTGCGTATTCACAGATTCATATCTTTTTGCCTCTCCAACAGCCCATACATCCATAAGGCGGTCGCGTCCCGCTTTTATATAGCGCTCGTTATTCCATTGTTTTTTAAAAAAATCTGCAATAATTTCTTTTCCACTTTTCAGTCTTTCTTTGAATTCATTATCTGTAAAAAAGCTTTCTTCTTTTCTCGTGCTCTCATGCTTATCGTTCAATCCTGAAACATAATCGCGTAATTCCTGCACAAATGGTAACGGTTTCCCGTCTTTATCGCTAAAGCGATCGCGGTTTTCAAGCACAAGCTGTAGCAGTTCTTGAGAGGTTTTGCATTGCTCTGCTTTACGCTTTAATGCGGCAACGGCGAGCTTTGCTCCGCGAGAATTGCTGTCATACTTAGGTCTCCACTTTCCCGGCGCAACCTTTATATACTTTTTGCCCTTCCATTCCCGTATCGTGCCTACGGGAAATTTGCTTTTTACTATGGTATCAACCATATAGAAAAAAGACTTGTTTACCTCGTTCGATTCCTCACCTTCTAGCTCGGCGATATGTTCGATAATCTTTTTTTGAAAATATCGAAACTTGCCGTCCTTTTTACTTGTTGCGTTTAAGCTACTTGTTTTTTGCGCTGCTTTTAGCACGGAATCTGCTGTGTTATGTGTAAAAAAACGCGATTTTTGTATTGCATCCAGTGTATCCTGTTGAAAAATAATCCTCATGTTTTTACTCTCCCGCTATTTCCTATTCAAACCTCTGGCTTCTCCGTACGTATCATAAAGCTTTATAACCGCTTTTTTAGGCATTCGCTGATTCTCACTTGTCCGTATTTGCGGAATTGCTTTAACAACCTTGTATGTCGGGTACACCTTATACGTGATAGCATACCCCTCTCCATCTTCCGGCCGGTCATCGCATAGCCATTTTAAGTAGTTTGTACCACATAGAATAAAGTCAACGCCTTGCGTATAATCGCGCTCTGTACTGGAGCATTTTACAATCTCATCAACAAAGTATGCCGGTATAACATCGTACTCAGCGTCTTTTTTTGGTACAACGCTTTTTTGTGTATACGTTCCGCTTAAAACGGTAATAACGTCATCTGCTGAAACATCGAACGTGTAAGGAAAGGTAAGTATTGCATCTCCGTTATTATCCTGCATTACCTGTGCGTCGCTTTTTGAAAGATTTTGATTGAGTATGACAAAAGTAAACGGCGGTATGTACTGCACCTGTTCTATTAAAAGCGTTTTAGGCGGTACTTGCGGTAAATCTTTTATAAAAATACAGTCTTGCCGAATTTCTCCGACTTCGTAAGTGTTTCCTTCGATATCGCTTATTGTACCGATGCTTTCAATATCACCGGGGGCGGTATGATACAACCCTTCCGTTTTTGTTCTTGAACTACGTAAGCCCGCTACCCGATAATAGCCGTTACCGATACTTTCAGCTTGCGTATGTTCAACCGTTTTTAATACCGCTGCTGTCATTATGGCAGTTACATAAACACCTTTTGACGGCAGTTTCTCGGCATTGAGTATCACAAAGGCTCCTGTTTTTTTTGCATTTTCGTAGATGTGTCCGGCATTGTCATAACATCGGGTAAGTAAACAATCAATAAAGGCTCCATCGAGTTCAATAATCCCTGAACTATCGCATACCATTACCGTTTGAGAAACGGTCGCTTGTTTCTGATAACCGTATAGAACGCCAAGACCGCCGCATTTTTTACAATGGATATCCGGTTGCTGCGTATTTGCTTTTATACACGGGCATTTTGAAGCAACACGCCAGCGCACCCATTGACCGTGCCGCTCAATAAGTGCTTCGTAATTTTCTCTTCCAAGTTCAAGCTGAACGGGGCTGTTTTTACTTAACCCTTGTCCCATATTTTCCTTGTTATATCTTTTTGTTATTTATGCGTATCGTATTCGATTCGTTCCGTAAGGCAAGCAAGATATTCTTCCATTGCCTTTACCTGTTTTACCAAAAGCGTAGTTTGAGTTTTATCCATGCCATACGGCGGATTCTCGATAGCTTTTTTTGCTCGTTTTATTTTACATTCAAGGTCTTCTTTTTCGTTTACCATTCTTTCAAGATAGTGTTGCATGTGGCTCACTCCCATTTTATAAACAGCCAATCGGCATATTTGCAAATTTATATTTATTTTGTTTGATATAGTTGCTTATATCGTCTTTGTACTCTTTAATTCGCGCTCCAAAGTATGCCGATGTAGCTGACTGCGTGGAGCTAAAGGATTCGGAAAGACCGTCCATACTCAAAGAGCTTGAGGAAAAACCGGACATAAGACCGTCGCCGATGATATTTAATAGGCTTACCGCTGCCTGCTTTGCAATAATCTCCCGTAAGTCTTGCGGAATGTCATCACTTGTTTCAAACCCTGCATCATAATCAATCAAATAAAAAAGCTGTGATTGTAATGTCTGATTGCCGTACATGCCGACTGCCGTTTGAATACCGCTCGATGTTTCACTCGGCTTCAACGGGCGTTCCATCAATTTTAAAAGCCCTTTTGTTTTATCAACGATCGTCGTCTCGGTAATGTTGCGGCAGCTTTGCCATCGTGAAAGAAGTTCCAATTTATGGAGTTTTAAGATAGGCCGCTGCCGAGTTTTAATTACTCCGTACCGCGAAATACGCGCATATTTAAAGTCGTAGACCGCTTCGTCCGTGTCGTAATCGACACCTTTTACAAGGTTTCTTTCTGCGGCATTGCACCGTATTTTTCGTTTTTTAATCGTAATATCCAGTTGCCGTTCAATCTCCGTGGTACTGGCATCAATAAAATACCGTATCTGTTCGTCCGTATAGGATTGTCCGTTTGTCGCTTTGAAATCGGTACCCCATAAATACGTGAACCGTAAATCATCGGGAGTAACCGCAGTTCCCCAAGTTCCCGGTGCGGTTTTATAATTGCTGAACGTATATCCTATCGCTTTATCACCGCTTGAGCGAACCCAATTTGAGTATGTATACTCTGAATCTGCAAGGTTCACTGCCTCAAAATCGATATAGCGGTATGAATAGAGCTTGTTTGCTTCAAGATTGAAATGATCGAGAATATCCCCATTTACACTCATGGAGACAGTGCCGGCACCGGGAATACGAAAGCCGTTTGCAGTATATACCCAATAGGTATCATCAGTGTTTGACCGTCTTTCAAGACGGAAACCTGCATGATGTGAATCGTTAATCGTAATGACAATTTTACCGCCTACCGATACTGCCGCTATCATATTCCCTTTCGCCTTTTACTATGTTACTTAAACGAAAAGCCCGGAGCCCGCGAGAAATGGACGGCATCTTCGAGTTTCACTTTGGCATAGCCTTTATCGTCAAACGTAATGATCTCGCCCGTAGCTCCGGTTACAGACTTTCCCGCCCGTTTTTCCGAAATGACTTCTACTAAGCCATCAGGTGAAACATTGAACTGAAAACCTGTACCGGTCTTAGGTTCTTGTTTCACTTTTTCAGGATCATCATCAGTGTCATCAGTTTCATCGGTACTATCGTCCGTTTCGTCAGACACGCCGCCTGTTTCGTCAGCCGCTGTTTTCACTTCGGCTTCACTACCCGCGGTTACCGTTTCGTTATCTACGCCGGTATCGCCGGTATTCACAAGAGCCGGATCGTCTTTTACCGGCTTGGCACTTTCCGTTGCAGGTACCGCCTGTTCGGCAGCCGCTGTTTTTGCTTTCGCTTCACCACCCCCCGTTGCCGCTGCTTTTTCTTCCTCCCTGT